GACGAGATGAAGGTGCTCAAGAACTTGGGCGTCAAGGACGTGCCGTCCCCCATCACACGGCGCTACAACTGGCCCGGACGCTACAAGCCCATGCAGCATCAGGTGGACACTGCGGCGTTCCTCACCATGCACAACCGTGCGTTTGTGTTCAACGATCCCGGCACGGGCAAGACACTCTCTGCTCTCTGGGCGGCTGACTACCTGATGACTCGCGGCGTGGTACGCCGATGCTTGATCCTGTGCCCACTGTCGATCATGCACAGCGCGTGGCTCAACGACTTGAACAACTCCGTCCTGCACAGAAGCGCAGTGGTGGCGCACCACACCAAGTCCACCCGCCGCATCGAGATGATCCAAGGCGATTACGAATTCGTGATCATTAACTACGATGGCCTGAACCTAATTGCTGACGAGGTAATCAATGACGGGCGCTTTGATCTGGTGATCGTGGATGAAGCCAACGCCTACAAGAACATCTCCACCAAGCGATGGAAGACCTTGAAGTCCATCATGCACCCCAACACTCTGCTGTGGATGATGACTGGTACTCCCGCGTCGCAGTCCCCTGTCGATGCGTACGGTTTGGCCAAGCTCGTCAACCCCGATGGAGTGCCAAGGTTCTTCACGGCGTGGCGCGATCAGGTGATGAACAAGATCACCATGTTCAAGTGGCTCCCCAAACCAAACGCCAAGGAGCAGGTGTTCAACGCCTTGCAACCGGCCATCCGCTTTACCAAGGATCAGTGTTTGGACTTGCCGCCCGTCATGACCATGACTCGGGAAGTGCCGCTCACACCCCAGCAGAAGAAGTACTACGACCTGCTCAAGGAGCGCATGCTGGTGCAAGCCGCAGGGGAGACCATCACCGCAGTCAACGCGGCCACTGGCGTGAACAAGCTCTTGCAGATCTCCTGCGGGGCGGCGTACACAGACGATGGTGAAGTGGTGGAGTTCGATGCTGCGCCGCGCCTTGGCGTGCTGGAGGAGATTCTGGAAGAGACAAGCCGCAAGGTCATCGTCTTCGCCATGTACCGCTCCATCCTTGAGACCATCCAGAACCACCTCACCAAGTGCAACATTGCCAACGAGACGATCCACGGCGGCGTGACCCCAAGCAAACGCGCTGACATCATCAGCCGCTTCCAGAACCGCCCAGACACCCGTGTGCTGGTGATGCAGCCCGCCGCCACGGCACACGGGATTACCCTAACTGCTGCCGACACGGTGGTGTTTTTCGGGCCGCTCATGAGCGTGGAGCAGTACATCCAGTGCATTGCCCGCGCTGACCGCAAGGGGCAGACGAGTGACAAAGTTACGGTTGTCCACATCCAAGGTAGCCCGATTGAGAAAAAAATGTTCAAAGCCCTCACCAGTAAGGTTGACGACAACAACCTGCTGACTGAGATGTTCAAGATCGAACTTAATTCGTGAAGGGGGGTTGCACACCACAGCAAACCATGTAAACTGTCAAACACTAGACAAAAACAAGGAGTAGCAAATGTCAGACGAAACAGAGGGTATACCCCTCGACAAACTCATTTCCATTCATGGAAAGATCAAAGCCCGCATCAGCGCACTCGATGCTGAAGTTGCGGCTTTGGAAGAACAGCGCACGGAAGTGCGCATGGCAATCAAAGATCGAATGAAGGCGCTTGGCGTCACATCGATCAACAGTCCCCTAGGCCGTGTGTCGATGATCTACAAGACGCGGTACAGCACTGACGACTGGGATTCGTTCAAGAAGTTCGTTCTTGAGCATCAGGTTCCTGAGTTGTTTGAGCAACGTATCAGTCAAGGGAACATCGCCACATTCCTTGAGGAAAACCCGGGCGTAGTGCCCCCCGGTCTGAATTCATTTTCAGACTTTGAACTTCGTGTAACAACCGCAAGAAAGTAACAGGAGAAGATATGAACTTCGGACAAGCAATCGCCGCCCTGCAAGAAGGTAAACAAGTCGCCCGCGAGGGCTGGAACGGCAAAGGTATGTTCCTTGTGCTGGCCGGTGGCTACAAAGTGGCCAAAGAAAATCTCCGCGAAGGCGGCCCGATTACCGCAGCGTTTCTGGAATCTCGTGGCCTGAACGAGATGGAAATCCTGCCCCACATTGATATGTGGACGGTCAACGCAAGTGGCCGTCAGGCGTATCTCCCCGGTTGGTTGGCAAGTCAGTCAGACATGCTGGCTTCCGACTGGCATATCGTAAATTGACATCAACTGAAAGTAACGCAACCATGAGCAACATCACGCTTTTTTCATCTTCTAATGTTCCCGCATTCGCTCGTAACAACGAGCTGTCCGACACCGCTAAAGCCCTCACGGGCGGCGGCACTGGCCTCTCAACCAAGCGCATCTCCATCAAGGGCGGTGTGTTTCGACTGGTGGCTGGTGGCAAAGAGATCGCTTCCATTGAAGATCGTCACCTCGATGTGGTCATTGTCAAAGCTGCCCCCAAGGTCAGCCGCATCTACTACGCTGGCGCGTACGATGCCGACAAGATCACCGGGCCTGACTGCTGGAGCAACGATGGCGAGAAGCCCGATGCTTCGATCAAGGAGCCTCAATTCCACAACTGCGCTGGATGCCCCATGAACCAAGCTGGTTCTGGTCAGGGCAACAGCCGCGCATGCCGCTTCCAACAGCGTCTTGCAGTGGTGCTGGAGAACAACCCCGGTGGTGATGTGTTGCAGTTGACTTTGCCCGCCACTTCCATCTTTGGTAAGGAAGAAGGCGACAAGCGTCCTTTGCAAGCCTTTGCCCGCTACCTCGCGGCGCAGAACCCTCCCGTCAACCCCGAGCAGATCGTCACCCGCATGAAGTTCGACACCAAGGCAGAGAGCCCCAAGTTGTACTTCCAGCCCGTGCGCTGGCTCACGGATGATGAGTACGAGACTGTGACCGCCCAAGGCAATAGCGAGGATGCCCGCCGCGCAGTCACCCTGACTGTGGCGCAAGCCGATGGTGTCAAAGCCCCCGCGATGAACATCGCTGGCAAGAACCCCGCCAAGCCCGCACCCAAAGCCGAGCCTCAGCCTGAGCCGGAAGAGGAGATCGTGGTCAAGGGTTCCAAGACCAAGCCAGTGGCTGACGCTGACGATGAGCCTGAAGTCCGCAAGGAGACGGCAAAGCCCAGCGCAGTCCCTGCCAAGAAGTCCAAGCTTGCCGACATCGTTGGTGAGTGGGACGACGAGTAAGGAGTTATGGGGGGCGGCAGTCGTTAGTCGGTCAAAGGAAGCCTCTGGAGTCACTTGGTGCACCAATACTCTACGTGACCCTCATCCTCGGCACACTGCACGGTTCGCAACCGTAACGCCCCCCACCAACAACATGCCATATTCACAAGACATCATCAACAAGGTGGCCGACACGCCAAAGTCGCTGGGCAACCAGCTCGGGCGCTGGGCCATCTATCACGACTTCTCAGTCGTGCGAATCGCAAAGGCGCTGGGGGTCACCCGCCAGACCGTCTACAACTGGTTCTTGGGCAAGGAAATCTTCCCGGCGTATCGTGATCGTGCCGAGTGGTTGCTCAAGATTCTTCAAAATTCAAACAGCGCGGATGCCGCATGGAGGACTGTATGTCAGGAATTGAACCTCGTCGATTGACCAACAAAGAACTTGTCCGCTTTGCCGCTGAGATGGCGCAAGATGGAACGATGACCAAGAGCTTCCAGATTGAAGTTGTGCGCCGCCTGAACTTCTACACGCAGGGCGCTGCCGTGTCGATTGCGGACGAAAGCCCACGCAACCCAAACCAACTCGAACTGCCCCTGTAACTCGCCAAAAGGACAACCATGACTCCGCTTGAATTCCTAGCGGTGGTTTTGCCGTCTGCTGGTAACGGGTTTTACTGCGCGGCCGAACTGAGCACAAGAAAAAAAGAGCACTGGTATTCACTGGATGTTCTGGGGTTGGAGCCCCCAATCAATCGTTGGGACGCAAGTAACCGAGACATTTACTTTGCGTTGGCAACATTCGAAGAGTACGGCAACCGCGAAGCGGTCAACGCCAGATACATCAAAAGCCTGTTCATTGACATGGACGGCTACGAGTCGAAGAAAGCTGCGGCCCAAGCCCTGCAAGCCTTCAGCGCAGAGGTGGGGCTGGATCTGCTTGGCACACCCTACATCGTTGGGTCTGGCGGCGGCATCCATGTGTACTGGCCGTTCACTGAAGATGTGACGATTGAGCGGTGGAAGCCCGTGGCTGAAAGGCTCAAGCGCCTGTGCAAGCAGCAGGACATGAAGATCGACATGACTGTGACGGCTGACGCCGCCCGTGTCTTGCGTGTGCCGGGAACCCGCAACCACAAGAAGAAGTACCCAGCGCCGCGCCCCGTGCAGATTCTGGCCGAGGGAGACACCTTCTCTTTTGAAGACCTTGAGTCCGTCATCACAGGCGCTCTCAAAACCCCCGTCCCAGTATCGACTGCTCCCGCCGCCCCGCCCTTGGCCTTGGCTGGCAAGAAGCCAACGACCAGTGTCACTCCTTCTGTTCTTGCGCCGCTCGTGCAAAACAGCGTGACCAAATTCAAAAACATCATCGTCAAAACCAAAGCTGGCAAAGGCTGTGCCCAGCTCCAGCACTATGTGGAGAACGCAGAAGATGACGGCATGGAGCCGCTCTGGCGTGGTTGGTTGAGCATCGCGCAGAAGTGCGAAGACGGCGGCAAAGCCGCAGTGTGGCTCAGTAACCTGCACCCCTACGACCATGAGCGCATGAACAAGAAGCTGGCCGAGATCAAAGGCCCGTACCCCTGCATCAAGTTTGACTCTGAGAACCCCGGCCTGTGCACAAACTGCCCGCACTGGGGCAAGATCACAAACCCGCTTGCGTTGGGGCGAGAGATTGCCGTGGTGACCGAGTCATCATTTGTGGAAGTGGACAATGACTCACAAGAGGAACCTCTTCAGGTTCTGCGCCCTGAGCCCCCACGGGGCTACGCCTACGGCAAGAACGGCGGCGTGTTCATGGAGCGCACGGACGAAGACTCAGACGGCAACGAAATCAAACGCTCAGTCATGCTGTGCGCCTACGACTTCTTCCCAGTGGAGCTGCTCAACAACAACGGCATCCACGAAGTCCACATGGTTGCCATTCGCAACAAGAAGGTGCAAAACATCACGCTGCCCCAGAAGTGCATAGCCACCAAGGACGAGACGATCAAGCACCTTGCAAGCAAGAACATCATGGCCTCCTTCGGGTCTGGCAACGACAAGAACTTCTACGAATACATCCGCGCTTCCATTGAGAAACTCAGCATCGAGCGCGACCCGATCAAGCTGCCATCCAGCTACGGCTGGCAAGATGACGGCACGTTCGTGTTTGCTGGGCGCATCTACAAGGCCAACACCGCCCCGATGGTTGTGCCCATGAACGGGCTTGAGAACATCGTGGCCAACACCCAGCCCACCGGGACGCTGGAGAACTGGCAGAAGATCGTCAACATGATGATTCGGCGCAAGCTCTGGGATCAGCTGGCCATTCTCTTGCTCGGTGCTGGAGCGCCCCTCATGCGCTTCACTGGACTCTATGGCATGACCGCCCACTGCACGTCACGGGGATCAGGCACTGGCAAGACCTTGGCGCTGGACCTCGCCGCCTCCGTCTGGGGCCACCCCATCCACTACCGCACGGGTGCTGGCACATCGGCGGTTGCCATGCAGCAGCGCTTGGGGCTTCTGAGGAGCATGCCACTCATCACCGATGAGATCACGACCAACAACCGCAAGGACTTCGAGTGGTTCCCAGCCTTCCTGTTCAGTATGAGCGAAGGTCGCGGCAAGGAACGCATGGAGTCTGGCGCGAACAAGGAACGATTGAATCTGTCTATCTGGGCAACGCTTGCGATTATGTCCTCCAATCGGAACTCCCTTGACTACTTGGCGGGTGAGCGGCTGCACTCGTCTGAGGGTG